TGTCGGACTTTCTTGCATTCCCGCCATAATCTTGCTGATGGTGAGATTGACAGTGCGGCTATAATGGGCTCCCAGGGCGACCAAAGCGAAGTGCATTGGATACTTACGAACAAAATCAGGCTCCAACATCAGACCGCCGCCCGCCAGGGTCTTCAACGTCTCCATGACGTAGATTGGGTAAAACAACTGGTCCAGTGGGGGTGGTTCGGGAAACTGGCCGGTTTCGGTAAGCAGTTTGGACAAGAGCTCCTGCCCTTCGCCCCGCAGCACAAACACCGGAGCACCCGATTTTCCCCCCATTTGTATCACGTCTCCCAAAATAGTCTCCTTAAACAGCGTTGTGAGAGCCCGCTGGTGGCTCTTGTTGCCCTACCCCTTCCCTACCCATGGGCCAAGGCCTGTTCGCCTCAGGGCCGGAGGATGGTCCAGCCAGCCGCAGGATTTAACGGGGGTCTATGGTGGGGCATGGGGGTTCACAGAAGATAAACCTCTCAAGCCGTATCGCCTCTTTCAAAGAACGAACGGTGTCGGACTGAACCCATCCAACGAGACAGCCCTCGCAGTGCCATTCAATCCGGCCCTCTTCCAGGTTAAGGGTTCGCCATAGGGGGGGCCAGGAGGCCACCCCCATGACGATAACAGATTTATTAGGGTCCAAGGATGGGGGCCGTTTTGACAAGAGGGTCCCCCCCCTGGGGGGTGAACAGCACTTTATTTTCGTCCAGCTTGTGGTCCCCACACCAATCATGAGTGAATACCGCAGGATACCCGTTCATGGTGGGAGAGTGTCGACGGCAGCGCCCCAGCTCTGGCAAAGGCAGAACCGGATTTTCCATTGAATCCGTGGCTTTGATGACAAACCACATACACGTTTTGCACTTCATGCTTTCGCTGCGATGTTTCCAGGGGTCAGCCATTTAGCCCTCCCCGTAGATGTTCCAGAGGAACGCTGCCAGGTTGGCGAGGTCCACGGGGTCCGGTCCCTTGGTCATCTGGACTCTGACAACCTCCAACAGTTCTATCTTGGACATCAGGTCCCAGCCCCGCCAGCCTTCGTCGTGCTTCTTGCGGAGCTTGGCCTTCATATCCTGGGCGAAAGCGTCCACCAGGTGGAAAAGCGCCTGGAGGTTCGGGTCCAGGGCGTTTTCCGGGTCCACAGCGAACGAACTGACAATAACCTTGCGCATATTACTCTCCTTTCTTCTCGTTTTTGGGGCCGTACCCCATGGTTACTACCCGGCGGGAGCCAAAAATCTTCCGGAGAAGCTCCGCTACCTCAGGCTCCTCCGTCCGCTCCTCACCTTCTTCGTCCGGGTCTTCCAGGCCCAAGACCAGGGTGATATGTTCTGCTCCTCCGGCATCAGTGACTAAAGCCACTCGCAGTCTCCCAGATTTGCCCTGGTGCGCCTCAAAGCAGCCCCAGAAAACATCATTGACGCCCTTCATGGTTCTTTTGAGGCCCTCGATTTGGCCTAGCGTCAAGGAGCGCTTATTCTCCTGGTAGAAGTCCCAAAGACGCCGCCCCAGAACCCGGAACTCCCATAAGGCCTCAAAGGAGCCCGGGAGGTCCTGGACGATAATCTCGTCACCCTCTTCCAGGGGTTTGATATTCAAAGGTTTGAGTGCCGGTAGGTCCGCTTCCGCAATTCCGAGCGGGTAAAGAATCATCTTTAGCAAGAATTCGTTCATGCTGTTGCAGCCTCCTTGGCCTGCGCCGCAGCGGCCTTGTCCTCATAGGCCTTGATGAATAGGTCGACCGTGTGGATAATCTGGGGGTCGGTCAGGTTGGCCCAGGCGGCGATATTGAAGGTTTTGAACAGGTCGGCCTCGACTCCAAGAGCCTTTGCCCGTTCCTCCAGGTTTGCCAAAAGGGCGGGCTCAGAAGGTAGGGGTGGCGCTTTTTTCTCCGGCTCGACCACCTTCTCCGGCTCGCCTTTCTTCTCTTCGGCTCCAGCCGGGGGGGTGACGTTGGTGGCGCCCGCCAGCTTGTCGGCCAGGGCGTCGCTCTTGGTGGTGGGCGGGGGCAGGAACTCCGGCTCGCCGGTGGGAGTGGGCTCAAAGACGTCGCTGATTTGCACGTCCAGGAATTCGGTAACATCTTTGCCGCTTTCCAGCCCACCGTCAGCGTCCAGGAGCTTCATGAACTGCGGGGCAACGGGGATGGTTCGGAAGCCGTCCTTGAGCACGGTCTTCTTAATCATTTCGTCTTCCCACAGAAACCAGGGGGTTTCTTCCCTCTTATCGCCTTTCCACGCCGCCGATGCGTTCCGGCGCTTGTAGATGTCGGCTATGGGCATGAGGTTGATTTCAACCTGGCCGTCCGGCAGGGTGATGCGGGAATAGGCGCCAATGGGTATCCCCCGGGCCTCTCCCAGGGGTGCGGGCTTGTGGCTGAACTTGGGAGTTTCCCCTTCTTCCCACTCGTATGCGTCTTCCTTGTAGATGATGATGGCTTTCGCCGCCTTGATAGAGTCGGTTTCCTTCCCCTGTTTGACCAGGGCCCGGTACTGGATAATCGGGGTGACCTTCCCTTTGAAGGGGACCAGGGCCACGCCGTCCGGCACGCCGGGCTCAAGGCCCCTTTGAGCACAAAAGGTCGCCGCATTAAAGAGGCTCTTAAGGTCGCACGTGAGCAGGGCGGGGTTGCGAAAGCAGGCCAGAATCAAAACCTGGGCGAACCGCCTGGCGGCGTTGGGGCCACCCAGAAGGGTCTCGAACAGGGAAGATTTCTGGCCTATCCACTTTTTAATGGTTTCCATGGCCTGCTGCTGCTGCTCCGCAGGCGTCAAATATCTACCAGGGCCTTGCCCTTGCGGCGCTCCCTTGGTGGCGGGCGCCGGGGGGGCTGGTGTCCGTGGGGGTTGCTTTCCTCTGGTCATTTGGTCTTCTTCTCCTTGACAGGTTTGGGTTCTTTGGGCCAGGACGACAGCATTCGCCGCACGCCGGGCTTATCTTTGGTGTTAAGGTCGATGATTTCCTGCATGAACCTGCACAGCTTGGCCGTGCCCTGGTTCATAAAGTCAGCGACGGCTCCCTCATAGTTGACCACCTGGCGGTCTTTCACCTTTTTCCAAGTGACCTTCCAGACCTTGCCGTCTGCCAGGGTTCCCTCGAAGCCCTCTCGCTCACCCAAGGCGAGCTTGATGGTATTCTCCAGGATTTCCTGGCGCTCTTCCAGGGGCTTAAGCTGTAGGTTGATGTCGTAGAGTTCCAAGAAATTTTTGGTGTCTTCGTCGGTGGCCTGGTCCATGGGCTCTGTTTCGGTGGGGTAGAAGCGCTGGAAAAACTGTTTCCAGGCCGGGTCGGCGCTCACAGGCGGGGGGGTCCGGGCCAGGATGTGGTTTTCCCAGAAGTTCAAGCCCAGCCGGGCCAGAGACTCTTCCAGTTTGGCGTTGTGCTCGATGATGTAGGGCCGATAGTCCTGCCCACCGATTAAGCATGACAGGTCCCACCGAGTGATTTTCGGGTTCCAGGACCGGCACATGGCGAGATACCAGGCGCTTTGCACCAGGTACATTTCGGGGATGGAGTCCGTGCCTTTCTCCCCCCACAAGCCCATCATGCGGTAGCCGGCAGTTTTGCCTTCCCACCCACCCCGCACGCTTTTCCAGAAGTCTCCAAGGGTGAGCATGACCTCGATGTCGTGCAGGGCCTGCTCATAGTCGTCGCAATACAGCTCCACCGGGATTAGCCACTTCGGGTCAGCGATAACCAGGCGGTCAGGGGTTCCGCTCCACCATGAGTGTGTCTGGTGGTGCATAGGGCGTTTGTAGTCCATGCCAAAATCGCAGTTCGGCCAAAGAATGGCGCCGGTATCATCCTGGTATTGGCGAGCCAGTAGTGGCTCAATGCGTTGCCCCCAGGTTGCGGCCTGCTTCTCGCCGTCTGGTTCGTCAAGGCCGAAGACGGCGTTGTAGGCAGAGACGGGTGATTTCCAGGGGTTTAGCTCGGCTATGGCCCCTATCAACGTGCCAGAAATGCCCTTGATTGGTTCAAGCTGTTGCAATAATTGAGTTCCTCCTTCGTGCTTTATTTTACGGCCAAAGTCCCCATAAAACTACTTGACATTGACCCCCCTGTCAAGTATTTTTTGAGCGGGTGCAAAACCAATAAACCAAGGATGGAGGTTAATGCCAAGAAACGTCGTAATCTTCCGTGGGCGGTTAGGCAAGGACCCTGAGGCGGGGGTCACGGTAAACCAAAAAGAGTATGTGCGGTTCAACCTGGCGGTGACAGAAAAATATGGGAAGGGGCAGGTCCGTACCGATTGGATTCCCTGCGTTATCTGGGGCAAACTGTCGCACGTTGCCAGCAAATATCTCGGGAAGGGCTCGGAAATATATGTCCAAGGGAAACTCAGGACCGGGAGTTATGAGAAAAACGGCGTCAAGCACAAGAGCTTTGAGGTCTGGGTGGACGAATTTGATTTTGTTACCACCAAAGAGCCGACTCAAGACACCCCCCTTCCGGACGACGACACCCCCCCATTTTAACCCCATACCCCTATCACATACGGGTATCAATACCCCTATCGGTTTTCATCATTTCCCACCCCATGTCTCCCCCACTTTGGGGGTCGTTTTGGGGTCATGGAGGCGGTCTTTATGGGATACAGCACCATTGACGACGGTTTTTGGACGGACCCAACGGTCTTAAAACTCACGCCCAGCCTAAAGCTGCTCTTCTTTTGGCTAATCTCAAATCCGAGCAGGCATTATACAGGGCTGTACCGGGTTCACAAGGAGGTAGCAGAGGCCGAGACGGGCATTTCTGTTCAACTTCTCACCGGTTTGCTCGACACCCTCGAAAAGAAGGGGTTTATCAGCCAGGACAAGAAGTTAGCCCTCGTGTGGGTTAAGAATATGTTCAGGTATCAGACGGGTAAGGCGACCAAATTAAGCCCTCAACAACATGGGGGTCTCAAAAAACACCTCACTGCGGGCAATTTGCACAATTCAAAACTGATAAGCCTTTTTTGTCAGCATTACGAATACTTAGGTGTGCCACAGTTAGGGCCTTATACCCCTATCGATACCCCTATTATAGGGGTATCACCACCCCATGACCATACCCCCTATGTTAATGGTAGTGGTAAAAACGAATCTCTTATATTAGCTAATAATATAGGAGCTGAACCTCCTTATATAGAAGATAGCCTTAAGGACCACAATTTGGCCCCCACCGGCCACCCCCAATTTTCATCCCGGGACCTTATCGCCCTTTACAATGACCTCAACCCCCAGGGCGCAAAGAAGACCACCCTGGTAACCGACAAGCGCATGGAGAAGGCCCGGGTCCGGCTGCAGGTTTTCCCAGACAGGGACTTCTGGCTCACCGTGTTTACCAATGTCAAGAACAGCGGCTTTCTGCGGTGCGCCAACGGCAACAGGTGGAACGGCGGCAGGGGGGCAGACCTCGATTGGCTGCTCCTTAATGACCAGAACCCAGCAAAAGTATGGGAGGGCAAATATGATGAGCAAGACAAGCCAGCACCAGGAGGGGGAGCCCCAAGCCCCTATGCAAGCAGAACCAGGACCATTAAAACCTGAGATTAGGATTATGGAGTGCATTCGGTGTGGGGGTTCCTACTCCGGGGAGGTAGTGGTCATCAAGAACAGGTACCTCAAGCGCTCACCCTTATGTCCCACCTGCCAGGACGCCGCACAATGGGCCGAAGATGAAAGGAAAGCGGCTGAGGCGGCACTGGTGGCCGAGGGCATAGCAAGGGCTATCCGTTATCGGCGGGATAACGTGGAGAAGCTCCTGGGCGAAGCATCGGTCCCCCCACGGTATAGGGCCTGCTCCCGGGAAAACTTTGAAGGTGATTTTCCCAATTACACTCCGGCCTTTATCCATGGGCCTATCGGCTGCGGCAAGACGCATCTGGCTGTGGCCTTATTGAGGGAGCGCATCCTGGCTTCCAAGACCCGGGAGTATCCCAATGTGCGTTTCGTGCGCATGGTGGACCTGCTCAAGGAAATCAGGGCGACCTTCAAAGACGACGCCCAGGTGAACGAGCAGGACCTGCTTATTTACTACGGGCTGGACGTGGACCTCCTGGTGCTTGACGACATGGGTGTGGAGAAAATCACCGAGTGGGTGATGCAGACCCTTTATGACTTGGTTGACAAGCGCTACGTCGAAATGAAGGAAACCATCATCACCTCGAACATAGCCTTGGAGAATTTCGGGAAACTCTATGGGGACATGGGGCTGCGGCTGGCGTCCCGCATTGTGGGGATGGGGGATATTTTGGAGCTTTCCGGCAGGGACCGCCGGGTTTAGCTTGACAAATCGACACAATATGGTGAATTTGCAAAATAGCAATTTAGGACTTCCGTAGTTCGGTTATCTCAAAGGGGGAGTTATGACGTACATTGAGCTTATTGAAGTGGTGGCTGAAAGAACGGGATATACGGAGGAGTCCATCCGGGCTGTTTTTAAGGCGCTGCGCATTACCATCGCCGAGGCCCTGGTAGGGGTTGGCGATTCGGTCACTTTCCACCAGTTGGGGAAGTTTAAGGTTCGGACCCAGGCAGCCAGGAAGGTCACAAGCCCGTTTCTGGGGCTTTCGGTAGAAGGTGTTCCGAAGGTCGGCATCATCCCGGAGCACCTGGTGCTTAAGTTTCGGCCCTCTCGGGCTGTCAGGCAAAAGCTGAATCCATAACGGTTACCCCCCCCTGTTCATTGGGCCGGTTGTTCTGCACCGGTTATAAAAACGCTCGGTTGGGAGGGGGTTAGGTAATGTTTTTTTGCCGGGCGGGAAAAGAAAGCAGGACAAAAAAAGGGGGCCTCCGGGCCCCCTTAGTCGTTATGCGCTAACCTTCATCCTAAGGGAACTCAGCGTCAACCACCGGGTCAGCCGTTTTCTCCATAAGGTCCAATAGACGGGAAAGCATGAGTGGGATAGGGCGCTTACCCGTCTCCCACTTCCAGAGGGTTTGATAGCAGACCCCTATCGCTGCGGCGAAGGGCAGCGCCCTATATCCAAGGGCAAGTCTCCTGGCCCTGAGCTCTTCCGGTTTCATTTCAACCCCTTCATGGCGATTTTAACGTCCTCGTTATAGATATGGGTATAGATTTGCGTCGTCTGGATATTTTGGTGGCCCAGGGCGTCCTGGACCAGGCGAATATCCTTGGTCTTCTTGTAGAGCTCAGTTGCGCACGTGTGCCGCAATAAGTGGGGGTGGATACGCCTTGCCATCTTGCTCCTGTGTGCGGCCTCGACCACCAGGCGCCGCAAATAGCGGGTTTGCAGTGGTCTGCCGGACTTAGTGACAAAGATGAACTCCCGCTTTTTGCGGCCCTTACAGAACGCCTCAAGCGCAGCCAGGTTCTCGTCGTTGGGGTAGACCTTGCGCTCCTTTTTGCCCTTGCCCATGACCATTAAGGACCCCTCTTTCAGGTTCAGGTCCCCCACTTTCAGGCTTAACGATTCCGCAGACCTTAGCCCGCAGTTGAGGATGATGCGGAGCAGGAGCTCGTTTCGTACCCAGGTGCGCTGCCGATGGTGAGCGCCGGCCAGAAGGCGCCGGCGCTCTCTCTCGGACAAGACCCGGGGAATCTTGCGGGGTTTGCTCACGACTTCCCTCCGTGGACCGGGCATTCAGACGGGCAATCCTCGCACTCCGGGTTCCCGCAGCACGTACACTGCGGGCCGTCGTCTGGCAGAATGCCTCCCGGTGCGTGGTAGCGCCGGTAAAGCTCGTCCCAGACCTCGGGCCACATCGCCTTAAACTTCTCGGTGTTGTCCGTGTCTGCTTTCCGCATAGCCGCCATGATAAGGGCGTAGAACGGCGGGTCATCCTTGGAAAGCTCCAACGACATTCGATACTCATGCAAGCTCATCTTTTCCACCCTCCTCCGGGCGTCCCCGGAACATAAGCCATCCGCAGCCATCCTCATTCAGGCCAGGGCCAGCGTAACCTGGCTCACAGTTCTCTCCTGGGTCCCCGCAGGGCATGAGGTCGTCCAGGCGGCAGCCGCAATCAGTACCGGTGTTGAGCAGCCCGTCGTACCCGTCCTCCAGGAGCTTTCCCCCCACATATTCCCTGAGGTTCACAGCTTCACCTCGTCCAACATCTTTTTCATGCCCACCAGGTGCCCCCGGACCATCGAATACCGGTCAAAATCCCGGTCCAGGTCCAAGAGCAGGGCCAAGACAGGGGCAAGGTGCTCCTGCATCGATTCCAGGGCCTCAATGACCTTGCCCAGGTGGGTGCGGAGTTCGGCGTTCGGGACATAGGGAAGGCCACGAACCAAGTCGGGGAATCCTGAACTTGGCGGGGTGGCTTGTTTGACCTTTTTGGCTTGAGGGATTAAGGGCTTGGGCTTCCTTTTGTAAGGCCTCCGTTTTTCAAGCAGTTTATATTTTGGGATAACAGTAATGGCAGCCACGGCCTCCCGCCAGCTTTCAGCCAGGTAGTAGCGTTTCAAGCGGGCCTTGTTCTTGCCCACCATGGTCAAAAGGCCCATTTTGGCGACCTCCAAGGCGTGAGCATAAAAATAACTAAGGGTCCCGGTCCCAAACGTCAGCCAGACGTCTCTTGCGCTCATTCCCCCGTTTGGTTTTCCGGCAGCCGTGTTCTGGCTTTCCATGCTCACAAAAGCGCTAAACACTTCCCAGGTCACATGACGCATATGCCCCGGTGGAAGCTCTGGGAATTTCATGGTTCCTCCGTAAAAAGCGTGCGGTGGCCTTTGAAGGCTTCCAGGCCACTAAGCTCTTTGAGCAGCTCTTCTCTGCGCTCTTTGATTAAGGTTTCCAGGGACCCGTTGCGGGCGGCGCCATGGTAGCGCCCCCCGCAAACACAATTACATTCCGGGTGCTCGGCGTTGTGACACTTGGCGTCACAGTGCCGGGACCCGGAAGAGGTGGTTTGGCTCATGACGGTGGTCACCTGTCAATCCCCTTGTCAATCCCGGAAATGCCCAACTGAGCGGCCAGAATGACCGCCGCATTAAGGGTTACGGTGGCATATTCCAGTTGCCGTGCGTAGAGCTCGGCCTGACGCAGGTGGACCTTATGGAAATGGCGCAGCGCTTCCTCAGGAGACGGGTGCCAATCCCCGTTCTTCCCCGCCCTATGGCAACGAGACTTCTCGGCCTCGGAATGGGAAAAGGTGTAGTTGTAGGGGGTTTCGTGGGCGATGGCATCGACCAGGTGGCACGTTGCCGCTCCATCCGTGGGCCTGTGCGAGAGGACCCGGTAAACCTTTACGAATTTCTTACCCATAGTTCCTCCGTTAATCCGTGGGGTCAATGCACGACGGGTCCTCAGGCGGTCCCATCTTGGAAGAGAGGAGCTGCAACGCTCCAAGGTCTTTGTGGAGCCGTTCAAGTTCCCGGGTCCGGCGTTCAATCTCGTCGTGCGTCTGCTTGGTGAGGAACGCAACCGCTGCCTGGGGGGACCCATATCCAGGCATCCCGGAAAAGGAGTATTTTTTCAGGGCGTGCTCGTTATAGTAGGGCCACAGCGCATCGCTTTTAACCTTGTTGAACCGCTTGGCAGACTCGGTATATTCTGCCGTCACCACGACAAACTCTCCTTTGACCTTGACCACGTAATACCTGGTGGTCCCGGTCGCCTTGCCCTTTGCCGCTGCCGATAGGCAGTTGTTGCAGGTGAACTCGTTGCCGTCCACCTTACCCTTGCCACGGTCGTTTCCGCAGGTATTACACTTCATAAGCTCGCTCCCTTCCCGAACACCCGGTCCCCGTCCTTGGGGGGTGAGTCTTCACGATGGCCGCAGGCAAGGCAGGTGCTCCGCATCCCGCCGTTCGTCAACCCGGTGATGGTCAGGTGCAGGTGCGCACAGACCCAATATCCCAAAAGGATATGGTGGCCTGGGTTCTCTTTCATGTGCCGCCGCCCCCCGGCCTCAGCCAGGGGGCCATTGGCGCACGCCTCTACCTCGGCCCTGCACTCCATACAATAGGCTCTCCAAATCATGATGTCTGTGCCTCCTTGTGGGTCTGCATTATCATCTTTTCCAGGGCCTCGATGTCGTGGAACACCTGGATAGCACACTGGGCGAGACCAGGCTCGCCCGCCTCCCTGAGGTCTGCCTCTACCTTCTTCATGTGGTTGAAGATGGTGGAAAACTTCCCCATGGCAGACCTCAGGCTCCGCTCTTTCTTCGTGGGCGTGACGTTTTGCTTAATCATTCGTCGTCTTCCACTTCCCCGTCGTAGAGGTCTCGGGCTGCCTCTAAGGCATCCTCGAAGTCAATTTCCTCACGCCCGCAAAAGTGCATCAGGTCACAAAGTAGGTCTTTTACCGCCGTGTAAGGCCCGCCCTCTTCCGGCTCCAACATCTGGGCGAAGGCAGGAACCGCCTCCATAGCCTCTTGCGCCCACACCGCCCGCTTATCGTTCATGTCGCCCACAATCCACCTCCTTGAGATTCTTCGATGATGGCGTAAAGCCGTTGGCCGCACATAGCGCAGCGCACCACGCCGCCCCGGCTCTCGGTCTCCAGGTGAAGACAAGGCCGGGGCTTGGTCCTGAAATTGGGTTTCCAACCGTCTTTGAGTCGCCGCCGCCAGCGCATAGCACCTCCGTCTTGCAGGATTTAACCACTTAGTGAAGGGTCAGGACCTCCATGTCCTGGCCCTCGGACTAAGGGGTCAAACGTCTTGCACCCACATCAGTTTTCTTCTCCCTTGAAGTCTTCATCCACGATGTCAAAGAGATATTCCCGGAACCCTTCCCCAAAGGGGTTCACCAGGTTGCCGAAGTCGTCGAAGTTGTAGCGGTTTTTGTCGTCCCGGCAATCCCCTATGAACCCCAGAGGATGGTAGTTATCACAGCCGCCGCACTCGTAGAACTTGGGTATTGATGGCTCGGCCACTTAGCGCCCCTCCTTTTGCTTGGCCCTGATTTCCCGGCGCTTTTGGCCTGGGACCTTGCAGGTCACGCAGCCATGATGCTTGCGCTCTTTACGGGCTGCACAGCTTTCCAGGTTCATGTTCGGGAAGGGGTCACGGGGGCACCGGAAGCTGATGTCGGCCCCGGCGAGCATAAGCTGATAGCGCCGCCGCACTCGGGTCAGGGTTTCGCCGTCGTCGATTAGGCCCCACTGTTCAAGGGCATAGTCGATAAACTTCTTGAACTTGAGGACCTCAGCGTCCTGGTAGCTCCGGACCCACTCAGCCGCCTCATTCAGGCCCGAAAGGTAGCGCCAGAACTCCCGGATGGGCATATACTCGCTCAGGCGAGTCGCCACCGTGCTGCCCTCTTCTTTGAGGACCAGGGCGTAGAGCTTTCCACGCCCCGGCTCGTAGATGTCCAGACCCAGGTTGCCGCCCTTCTTCATCTTTCCCAGGTGCTTCGCCACGTACTTAAGGCGATTCACCAACATGGCTTGAGCTATGCGGTTGCTCATACCTCCACCTCTTTCCAGGGGGAGTCAAGCACTTCCTCTGTTTCTTCTGTCAGGTCGTTGATGCGCTCATGATGCCAATAGCCGTCCCACTCGTTCGTCTTGATGATTTGCCGATAATCGCCCCGCTCGGCCTCGTAGACCTCCACCATGGCGGGCAGGACGTCCTCGGTGAACTCGGGGATAATCGCCGCCCGCAGGTCCTCAGCGCTCAGGGTTTGCCAATATTCCTGAATCCAGGCCCAGACCTCTTTGATGGTCATGGTTTCAAAGCCGGGGGGGAGCTTGTCGTTCGGGATGGTCACAAGGCTGCCCACCAGGTAGCGCACCTTCACATGGTCTTTGTCGTATAAGTTTTCCACTGGTCACCTCCAAGGTATCTCCAGATGCGGTAAAGGGTTGCCGCCCTGTGCTTTGCGGTAGTCCGTAACTCGGACTGATAATCGTCGTGGCCTCACGCCGAATAGTATTCAGAGTCGTGGGGGTTGCACCATGGGGTCCGGCTAAAGCTCAACTTGGCAGCCGCCGCCCTTAAGAGTCTCCGGCGCTCGGGTTTCATGGGGGCATGGTAGCCCTTCACCAGGTTGTGCATGAGCATAATGCGCAACTTGGTGGAGAGGGGGGTTGCTGCACCTGCAAACACCTTTTTCGCTGTGGCCCGCCACTCCCAAACCTTCTCGGCTGCCGCCGTCCTGGCCCGCACCATGTACTCGTACTCAATGCGACACTGCCGGTCGAACTCAGCCGCCCGCTCTTCCGTGGTCAGGCATAGATAACAGCCGTCCACGTTGATGAGGTCCTGGGTTTTCATTAGGTTTTCTCCGTCCTCAAGAAGGCGCTCAATTCTTTGGTAGCGTCTTCCATCCACTGCACCACGTCGTCCAGGCTGCGCATCTTGCCGCCGTCCAGGCTCTGCGTATCGAACATAAACAGCGCCCTTGCGTGTAGGTCCCTGGCTTTGCGCAGCGCCCGCCGCATCGTCTCCCGGAGGTTTGCCGCCGTCCGGTTAAGGTCTTTCTTGGTTCTTCTCATGGGGTCACCTTTAATCGTTTGTCGGCCAACACTGGAAGCCGTTAGGCAACCGGGTGCAGCCTTCCCACTCTCTGGCCCACTGCCTTGCGGTGGCCTCGTTCACTGGCTTATCGAACCGCACAGGCCCCAGAGCATAGGCGTCTTGGGGAAATTTGATGTACCAGGCTCGGCTCAAAATGTCACCTCCGCAAATCCGTAATAGATACGGGGGTTATGCTCAAACATCATGGAACCTTTTTGGCCGGTGGCTTTGTGCCTAACCATGACATACGGGGCTGAGAAGTTGAGGACCTCGAACTCCTCACGCAATTCCTCGGTGGTCAGCTTACGGTCAAACCGCAAGGCTTCAACACATTCTTTTGGTTCGTTCATTTTCCCACCTCTTTCAGGTTTGCCGCCTCATGGTAGCGCCGCCGCACGTAGTCGATTTCGTCCTGGGTCAGGCCTACCTCGGGCATGGTAATCAAGCGCTCCCAATTCTTCTTGTAGTCGCTTGCGCCGCCGATAAACTCGTTAAAGCCACAGTCGCCCTCGTTCCTGGCTAAGAGCATCCCGTCGCTCGTCGTGGTAAGCTCTACGATGGTAGGCTCAGCCGCAGGGGGGTCCATGCCCATGACGTAGGAAACAAGAGCGCCCATGACGCCGCTCATGTTTGGGAACCGCCTGGGGTCCAGTAACAGCCGTATCCGCTTGTCCATCTTTTCGAGCTTATCAGCCGCTAACAAGAACCGCCCTACCTCCTCAGATTGCCGCTGCTCTTCCATTTCGGTGTTCTCCTTTGTTGGGCAGCCTACCGCCACAGCGTCGCCCATGATGTCGGTTTGGTTGGGTGCGGGGTGGGTGTTGACGGTCACCTGTGCCTCGCAGCTTGGGGCTTTGCAATATGCTGTTGCCACGAACCTGTCGCCTCGGGTCCAAAACTTAGAAGGCTCGAACCTTCCCAGGTCATGGCCCCGCCATGTCGCCGCTTCTCTCGCTTCCTTTTTGAGTCTCTGAGCTTTTGTCACTGTGCTTTCCTCCTCATGGGTCAGGCACTTTGGAAAGGGTCAGGGTTCTCAGGTCCTGGCCCTTACGCAAAGGGTCTAATCCGGAATGACCAGGGTAACGTCCACCATGTCGGCCTCGCCCGCATAGGCTTTCTTGATATACAGGCTGCCCACCACCGGCTTTTCGCCCACATCAACGTCTTCCTCATAAACTCGGGTGCCGGGGGTGCTCTTCTTGTAGGTGAATTTCAGGTTGTGAATCGTCATGCCGATTTCTCCTCTTGGTTTTTCAAAAACGCCATGGCGGGGACGCTTCCCCTACCGGCAGCACACTGCGCACACTCGCCGCCGTCATGGGTGCCGTCGTCATACGTCGCATAGCTGTTAAAGCAGGGGTTGGTGTCGGAGAAGATGGCAGAGCAGTACACGCACTCTTGGGTGCCGGTATGGGCAGCGTCCTTATTGGCGTCCATCCAGGAGGCGCTTGTGGGGTGCGTGTCCATGCCCTTAGCCCAGGCCAGGGCTTTCAGAGCGCTCTTAATCTCGGGCAAGGTATAGGGGTTTTGGGTTTTGTAGCGCCGCCCAGAGGTGCAGAACTCGGTGAGCATACTCAAGGCCCGCTCTAACTCTACGGTGAGCGCAAAGTCACGCTCCCAGGTCTTCAATCCACCCTCAACCGGAGCAGGGTTGCCGTTCTCGTCGGCGTAGGCAAGGCGTAGCTTGTCAGCAGTCCATAAGGCGCTTTGCCGGTCGGCCTTCCAGGTCTTCATCATGACCTCAGGACCGTCAGGCCCTCCCTTGTAGCAGGTGATGTCGTAGCCCTTGTTCTCGGGCTTGATAACCACCACACAATCGAACTTTGTTTCACTCATAACAGGCCCCTCCTATCGGGATATGGTTGCCAAAGGCCTCAAAGTCCAAGGCGTTTTGGCGCTCTTGCCAAACGATAACAGGCTCTTCATCAAGGTATGCCTGGGTGCCGTAGATAACCCGGATAAAAGACCAGTTATCCAGGTTGGGCTTGCCGCCCTTTTGCAGGTGAGCTTGGAGCTTGTCGACAAAGGCGTCAGCGTCTTTGGCCGTGTCGAACCTTTTGGGGTGATAATAGAGGTTGCCATACTCAGACCAGAGGCTCACGATGTAACCGTCAGGCCAAACTTCCCTGATAAAGCCGTCTTCCCAATGGCGATAGACCTTGGGACCTAACACGTCTCTCGCCGGTGCAGCACCCACTTGCCAGTTTTTCTCTTCCATGATGCCCTCATGGGGAGCAGCGTCGCCGCCGCTCCCGGGTTGGGTTAGCGATACAGGACCCGAAACAAGGGCTTAAAGCCGATTTCGTACACGCCGCAAGCCACATGGCGCTGAATGCCCAGGTACAACCAGGGACCCACACGCTCAAGGACCGGCTTCCATCTGAGGATGTTCATGAGTCGGTTTTGCCGCCTAATCATCTGTTTATCTCCTTGTTAGTTTGGTGGCCGGTGCTGCCTGAGCAGCACTGTCTATAAGTTATATCGCCACAGGCTATGTGTCAAGCATTATTTTCAGGTGATTTGATTTATTTCCAGGTTTGTGCTAAGGCTTAAGCACATGGGACCCTTATATCTCGGAATAGACCCAGGCAAGAACGGGGGTGCAGCCGTCCTGGACGCCCAAGGCGATTACGTGGACGCATGGCGTTGGCGGGAAGAAGAACCCCTCGTATCTTTTAATCAGCTATCAATCTATGTCGAAGGGATAGCTAAGACCTATTTGGAGAGAGTAAACCTATTCAGGCAGCTCAGCGTTGACCAAATCTTGCGCATGGCCCCGATGGTAGGCAACTCAGCCAAATGGGAAATGATGTGCGTTATCCTCGGACTGCCAGTGACCAAGATTATGCCCAGGATATGGCAAAGCCGGATAGGTCTCGCCGGGTACAAGAAGACCAGGCAAATGTTCACGAACGTCAAAGGCAAGCAGCTCCTCCTGACGCCCTACAATCTCGCCAAACACCTGTGGCCCGATGCTCCTCTCAAGACGCAAGCCGATGATGGGATGGCGGTGGGGCTGTTATTGGCCGAAGTAGCCCGACAAGATGCTGCCAGAGCAGCACAAGGTCTCGATAGCGGAATTGACGCCCTGAGTCGCCGCTCACGCTACGATATAGCCACGGGCAATAGGAAGGCCTTCCCCAGGGGGAAATATCGCAGCCAGCGGGTTCTCACGCCGTCGCTTTTTGAAACCCGCATGGATAGTGGGGATTAGAGGCATGGAAAAATGGGAT